GCTCTAACCTTCTTGGTCGAAATCGCCTCCGTTTACGGAGTTATATCGAACTCCGAGGCAGTTGTAGAGACCAGCGTGGCAGGAAGAGGCACTTGTGGTCTTGACGCCGATGTCAAGCACCCCCTCCCACGTTTGACAGATCCCCAAAATGAACCCCTCAGCAGTCCGACAGCCGCTGCTTCCCAGACGACAGTCGACGGAAGGTCAGCCCAGCGCTTCGGGCTGACAGTTGGCACGAAAGGTGCATCGAAAATACCAAGATTCAATCCGTAGAGAATCTGATGCATGCGTGTGTTTCCACGCGCAGACTTCAGAGTCTCTACGTCCACAGGATGAATCGTACAATAGCGGCAATTCTCGCCAACACGAGGGAAGGCCCGTTCAAAGGCCCTCCCCGTGAAGAAGCTTTTCACCGAATTATTATACCGATCCACTCGGCGGCGGTAGACATAACTCTTGAACACACCCTGCCCTTCGAGAGGGTCCAAAGTAGGATTCAAGACAACCGATCGATATCCCATACGTTTCTTCGATACTTCGTTGAAGGCCATGGTTCGTTCATCAGAGTCTAACTCCTGGAACGACTTCAACACTTTCGCCAACAGATCTCCGGTGTTTAGAACACCGTCCTCATTCCGACGCCACGAGGCGTCAAGCAATCTGTCATCAGCCTCGTCAGAGATCCGGACACGAGCTGTATGGGCAGCAAGCAGTGCTTTCAGAGTTTTGCCGGCCCAGGTGACGTCCTCGGGGCGCGGGACCTTACTGATCCAGTTTTTCCGACTGCACCAGCTCAGAGCCGCTTGGAGACGGCCTCGAAGGCTCGGCTCCTCGCAATCAAGCGAGAAACCGGGACCCCCAAAGCGAACACCCAGATCGACCGCCAATCCACCGGGCACAGGAACATGCTCAAGGAAGACTGTGCGAAGAGTACTTGCCACTCGTCCCGTATGACCTTTAACAAGGTGGTCGAAGTTAGCCTTTTGCAGGAACCAGGGCGCGGACGTCCTTTCTCCCGCAAAGATCCCCTTTCTGACGAGATCTTGCGCGATGGATACGTTGACGGCTTTGATATACCTCCACTGACCATCCGATTCGGACCGGCGGTAAGCGTGAGAATCGATAATACAGAAATCTCCGCTTCGATAGTTTTTACCTAACGAAGGTTCGAAACCCGACACCGAATTATACGCCCACCACTTATCATACAAATCTTTTGGACCAGCAAACACGATATCATCACCGTTAACGCGGACAGCACCATTCCAGGCATCAGAGACCGGCCTATCATAAGCGGCCAACCAGGTGCACAGATTCACGATACAAAGAATAGGGAAACTCATCGGAGATCCCATACTTTGACCATTCTTCTGGTCTCCTAGAAGTCGACGCTCCATGTCGGCCATCCCATCAGAACGCTTCACCTTCTCGGACCTGTAAAGTTGATGACCCACGAGGCACTTCTTACCCAGTTTATACAACCAAGCAGGAACACCCCCGTAAATGGCCAAACATCTCCAGGCGTACTTGGACATGTCTTTGTTGATTTTGTCAGTCGCCTTCGAAAAATCACCGCTAACATATTCCCAGTCACGAGGAAGCTCAGCGTCATCTGGAAAGACGCGTCTTATCTCCTCCACGCTGTCAGGCTTGCCAATAAAAGTAAAAGCCGGGACACGTCTCAGCATACGGTGCATCCATTTCTGAATACTCGTACACCGATACATTTCCACGGCCTCACTCATTAGTATCACCCGACATTTCAAAGGCTCGAGTATCGCAAACTGTGCAGCATGAAGCTTGCTCCCTAAACGGCTTCTAGCCACAGACGTAGTCCATGACTCGAAACTTTCGAGAAGTAGAGGCTCAATAGCACTGTAACGACACTCCCTGACTTCACCAGGTAGAGTTTCAAACATCCCGCCCAGATAGGTGATGGAAGATTCACCGATATGGGCTGGAAGATCATCTCCAACCTGTTCCGCCCAAGACTCCAACAGTTCCCCCAACTGCCCCCCCTCTGGAACACCCCGTTCCCAACAAGAGGAAGGCTTCGGAAAAACTCTTGAATCCTCGAACGGTCTCCGCTTGCAAAGAGAAGCGCAGAGAGAATTAATCCTCTCTTTGATTTTCTCTTTATAAGTGGGAAGAAGTTCCTGCTCTTCAGGACTCAGGACATACGACCCCCGACGACCATCAACTACCGTCGATACGGCAGTCTCAACAGGAGGGGTACAGAAGTTCTTTTCATGATCATTCAGCGTTGTTATAACAAAATCCCGTGGAGCCTTTGGCATACCATACTTGGAAAGTAGGATGTCTTGGGCTCGAGCGAAATCCTGTGATCTTCCCCGCATCAGACCTTGACAGACCTTATATACCCAACCCCCGGCAATGACCCCAGGAAGATCACCCTCCTCCATCACAGAGGGGGGACTGGGGAGCTCATTCTTCGTATGCTTCGCAAAGAGGAACGTCGTGTGGAATTTGAGCCACTGAATGGCCTTTCCCGCACAAAAGTACCTCGCATAGCGATTAATGAACTCCTGGCAAGGGTGGCCCTCGAGTGGATGCTT